ATTTTTGCACCAATTTAATATAAATATATATTCTTTGATTTTGTTTGTCTGGTATATTTATACCAAGGCCTAATTTTAATTTGTATAATATATTTGTGTTAAATTCCATATTTGCGCAGCTGTGCGTAGGGCTTATCTCTCGTATACGGGTTTGAAGGCAGGGTGTATCTTCGGAGCATAAATTGTAACTTCCTGCAAAACAGCATTGATGGAGAATTTTAATATGTTTTTGAATCAGTTTCATGTGGTATGTGCCACAAAGCTGTTGCATTATATTAACCTTTTAATTTTCCACCTAAACACCACATCTTATTTCGTCGTATTCCTTATTTCAATTGTTTCCATTGCATTTTGGTTTTTGTACCAGTGGTGTGCATTTGGGCGCAATTCCATCAACGGTGACGCAACCCACCGTTTGTTTGTTCATGATGCTTTAAATGATGGGCCTGTATTTCGTGGCTACGACATACAGGTATCTTATCTTGTTAGAATGGGGTCTTGCCAATTCCCCACTGCTAAACATCCATCTAATAGGAAGAAATTATATTCTGCAATGCTTGGTAATGTTAAGACTTATTTGTATAGAGAAGCTATGGAGCAGAAGTCACTTGGGTTGAAATTAATACGCTTGCAACGTGATCTCGTTCGCACAATTAATGCCCAAGGAAATACTGATTTTGTGGAAGTTAAAATTGATGAAATTACTGATAAGATTAACTGCGTTTGGTTCACACATGCTCGCATGCGTGATATTGAGCGCGCTATCAATCTTGCAGCCATTTTTGTGTTTATTCCAGATAAATATGATGTGGATTGTCGTAGTATCGCAACCTCAAGCGCCATTCGTGACAGGTTACGTGAATTTGATGGCTACCCTAATCGCGGTATATGTTTCCGCCTATTAATGTTAATTACCCCGTTTTGGATTGAGAGGTGGTTGAATGGTACAGGTTACCAGTTCGACCTCAACCAGTCCAATTAATGGGGCCCAACTATTCGCAAGGGCACTGAGGTACAACGATCTTACCTTGAAGTGGACGCTAATAAACTCGGATTACAGTTTGATTTGCAAATAGTGGGAAAATGTAAAGATCGACTTTATGAGGTTTATAGTGCTGTTTCCTCGTATCGAAATTGGTTAGTTCCTAATAACAGTATTGAAAATTTAGCTGAAGGCGTGCTTCAGAGAGTTTTGTTTCATAAGGAAGTTGTAGAAGACATTGAATGTTTTGTGCCTCCTTCGAAACCTACTCATGCACACGTATTCAATACACTCAGGAAATATAAGAAGAAGTTATGTCATTCACTCACTCCGACCCTCAAGAGATCATACCAAGATGTTATTTCTAGGTATCTTGGGCGCAAACGTGAAAGATATGAAAAAGCTCATATTTCCCTCCTGCAATGTGGAGTGCAAAGGAAAGATTCCTATGTATCTGTGTTTTTGAAAAATGAAAAATCTAAGGTTGGCTTTGTCCCACGAGTTGTTTCACCACGCTCACCAAGGTACAATCTTGAGCTGCTGACATATTTACAGGAGCTCGAACATAAGGTATTTCGGTCTATTGATAAGCTTTTTGGTGATGTAACAGTGTTTAAAGGTATGAATTCTCTGGAGCAGGGTGCTGCTTTTTATTCAAAGTGGAACTCATTCTCCAACCCAGTTGCGATTTCCTTTGACGCTACACGGTTTGATCAACATGTATCTACTGCTATGCTCGAATTTGAGCATTCTATATATTTACATGCTTTCCGTGGTGTAGATAAAAGTTTGTTACGGTACCTCCTGTCTCTTCAACTTAAGAATAATGCTTTCGGTAGTGCTCGCAATGGAAAGCTAAGATATAAAGTGGCAGGTACGAGGATGTCAGGTGATGTTAACACCTCCCTCGGTAATTCTATTATAATGTGTGGGATGGTCTATTCCTACTGTGAACGTATGAAGATTGATAAATATTCACTTGCAAATAACGGTGATGATTGTACGTTATTTTTAGAACAATGTGATTTTTCCAAATTTTCTGGTTTTGAAGCATTTGCTAAATCACTGGGATTTCTGATGGTTGTTGAAGATCCTATCACAACCATGGAGGAAATATCTTTTTGTCAGACACATCCAGTTATGATTGGCGGTGACTGTAGAATGATCCGCGACCCACGTGTAGCTCTGTCAAAAGACGCTACATGTTTAGAACCACGGTTGTATGCAAAACATAGGAGGTTTTGGATGAGCAATGTTGGTAAATGTGGGTTGTCAATGTCTGGTGGTGTGCCAGTATTCCAATCATTCTACAATTGTTTGATACGTAGCTCCAGGTGCGATAAATATGTTAAAATAAGGGAGAAAGATAAGTATGGTTCATTGTACTGGCTTTCTAGACGTATGCATGATCATGTGTGTGCGGTTTCTGATTCCAATCGCAACAGTTTTTATGCTGCATATGGCATCGACTCTTACATGCAAGGTGAAATAGAGAACTATTATGATAATTTGACTATGAATTTTGAGACTTGTCCATTAGGGTTTCAAGATTGGTTCACTATTTAGTTGATATAGACCCTCAGGGACCGGGCTACCCTGTTGTATTTTAATGCTCATTGGGTTATGGGGATTAAATTGACCAAAACGGTGCTTATGCTTAATAATTCCGTGCTAAACAAAATGCCGAGAGACTGCACGGCTCAGACTACATGTTCCCTATGATGTACAGTCCAATTAATCTGGTTGCATCCAATACACAGATTACAAATGGTTAATAATAAAAATAAAAGTAAAAAGAAGATTCCCACTAATAAACGTAAACGCAATAGTGGACGTCCGTACCCTAAACCACCAAATCGCCAAAACAAACCAACATTTTCATCTGCCCTATCCAGTCTAGGTTCGGTTGCAGGTGACACTGCTGGCAGGTTTATTAGTAAATTGTTCGGTGCTGGTGCTTATAATGTGCGTGAGAACTCTATATGGAATGGTACACTTTCGAAACAAGTACCATCAGTTAACGGTAGTAATGAAGCTATTAGATTCAGACATCGTGAATTTATAGGTGACATTAATTCTACCACAGTATATACATCTAATGTCTTTTACCTAAATCCAGGTTTGGATGATACCTTTCCTTATCTTGCTCAGTTAGCTCGCGCTTTCCAGCAATATAGATTTAAAGGGTTGGTTTTTGAATTTAAGAGCACTAGTGCTAATGCTTTAAACTCTACTAATACTGCATTAGGTACAGTCGCTCTTGCTGTTCAATACCGTACTGACGCCAGTACTTTCACATCCAAACAAGAAATCCTTAATGAGATGTGGGCTGTTGATGGGAAACCATCTGAAGACATTTTGCTCCCTGTTGAATGTGATTCCTCTATGACAACTATACCAATCCAATATATCAGGACTGGTACTGTACCCTCTGGACAGGATGCCAAGCTCTATGATCTTGGTAAAGTTACTGTCGCCACTGTTGGGTCACAAGCTACCGCCAATGTTGGAGAGTTATGGGTGTCATATGATGTTGAATTTTACAAGCCCCATATGATTAGTTCTACTGGTTTGGCTAGTGAATTTGCGCTTTACTCCAGATCTGGAGCTACAGCAGCATTACCATTTGGTTCCATTCAAACTGCTTCATACGATTTGATCGGGGTCACTGTTTCTGGTACCACTATCTCATTTCCACCTAATCATGCTGGTAAGTACCATATTACTGTACGCTGGAAGGGAACTACCCAAGTTATTACTTTGGGTAATAGGGCTCTTACCAATTGTACTTATTATTATGGTCTGGAAAATCATACTGAACCTGAGGCGCAAGTTCCTGTGGACGGTGTTAATTCCGTTGCATTTACATATACTGCCATGATTACAATTCCATTCCAAGCTGCGTTTGCTACCTTCGCCATAGCTGCTGGTGGTCTTTACCCCAGTGCTAGCATAATTGATATCGAAGTTGTTCAGTTACCTGACGACTATTAATTATCCTTCATTTACCTATACAATTTCGGTTTTTCAGCTATTATGTCTGATAATCTATAAAATATAAAAACAAATAAAAATTCAAATATAACTTTATAAAATCTACGTTAAGTTCCATATAATCACATTGCACACCAATCCTTCGGGGGGCTTAAAACCATTGGTGTTGATTAAT